GATTCCTGATAGAGTTGATTAGTTGCAGACATTTCTAGATAGCGCAATCCCTTTTCAGGAGGGATAACTCCAAGCTCAATTAGAGAAGTTATGAACGCCTGGTTAGCAGTCTTGGATCTAGGAGCCATTGAGCCAGACTCAACACGAATATCGGTGTTACCCTTAATATCCGCACCCATGAACTGAACAGCTTCCTGAGCGCCGTTGATTCCAACGACCTTGATTACTTTCTCTTGATCCCAATAATCCTGCGCTAGCACAAGACATTGGTAACCAACGACCTTTGTAGCGTCTTCGATAGATGCTACGGTATGATACAGCTTCTCATCATTCAATTCAGAGAGATAGCTGATTGCTGAGGCAGCTTCAATTCCAGGAGGCGTTCGTCCCTTAGTGATTTCGTACTGAATAGCAATTGAATCGAAATCAGCGTTAGACCGCTCAACCTCGTTTTGGAAGATAGCAGGCTCATTCGCTGGCTCAATAATCCACGGCTTGTCGAATCCAGGGTTAACTGGAATTCCAAGTCCAGGCTCAGACGTCCACTTTGCAAAGTCAACGGAACCCTTGACATACCCAATTTGAGGCTTAGAAACACGATTCTGAATCTCAACCTGCTGCGACCTAGTTGTGTTGTAGACGCGCTGAATTGGGACCAAATCGTTAATTGTAGACTGACCGTAGAACATACCAGATGGAATGTGATCGATCTTTGCAAAAGGATACATTCCATGAGAAAACGGAAACTCAGACTCAGAAAACCCATACGTCGGAGACGTCGGATCTAAAGGAACCACATTTCCTTTAAGAGCCTGCAACATGGTAGTCATAGCGTCCATAGGCGCTTGTTCTACACCAGTATCAGGAGCCAGAGGAAGTCCGAGTTGTTGCGGAGATCCGTTTCCGACACCTGGGGAGTTCTCAAGTCCCATACCGCCGCCGAGTTCATCTGGAGCTTGTTCAGGTGCGGGAGTATGAACATAGACAACTTGATTGTCCGCAATCACTAGCATGGCACCAGCTGGGTAGCGTTTGCACGGCTTTACCCAGATCTCCATTGTGAACACAAGATTCTGAGCCAGAGCAGAAGTTCTGATTCCTAGCGCGTTCATGAATCTAGAATCGTCTCTAGACGTAGCGACAGTAGCCGTGCTGCCAGAGTTAGTGTCGGTAGTAGAGCCGCCGAGTTTGACGTTGTACATTTCTTCGACTATCTCTTTATTAATCGTTCGAGCATGGATGACGTAAGGTTGTTTCTCGATTTCAACTTCTTGAATATCCGGCACAAACATATGAAACGCCGAGACGGGATCTATGATGATGTTGCTTTCCATTTCGTTCTGAGCGTCTTCAACGATGTAAGTCTTCAGAAAGCTAGTTCCACAGATAGAGAGCCAGAAAGTAGATGCGCGGCGAGCAGTATTGAAATGCGCTTTATCTAAGATATAGAGACAAGCTCCTTCCGCTATACGAGCGGCAGCTAGATCGCTAGGCTCCGAAGTCGAGGGAGTGACATAGAACTGGGGTTCTTCCTTAGTCAGCTTAGTGATTTCAGTTCGGACCATCGGCTTGATTTTATTGACTACGAGTCGAACTCGGTATCTAGGAGCAGGCGGCGTTGTAAGTCGTTGAGTTGATTGAGGCATAGAGTTTGGTGCCCAGACAACGTATTGATTACCGTTGTAGAACGCCAAATTCAAGAACCACTGGTTCTCAAAAGGCAGACGTGTTTGTTTGCACTTGTTGAACTCGTTCAACCAATAAGTGACTTCTTTTGGAGTCTTCTGAATGGCTGGACTCGTGCTAGTGTCTGTCATTTCTCAGCCTCTCAGAGTGACGGATTGAACTGCTCAGGCGGATTCTCAGCCTCAATAAAAGCCTGTTCCGCTAACTCATCGAAAACAGAATCTGGGATAATACCTTCCCAGACTACTTGACCCTCTTCGTTCTCATCTTCATTCCGCTCCATAGAGCTAAACTCGTGAAGATCAAAAGGTGCTTGCTCCGATGGAAGGTGTAACAAATACAGGAGGATCTTCTGGTTTGTCTCCATCTGATTCGTCTGCTTCTCCAAGACTTGAATCAGACGATCCATCATCAGGATCAGTTGTTGCTCCATATTTTTCCTCCGCTGCCGCTTGTAGAGATTCCCAGGTGAATCCGAGAGTCTCCAGATGATCCTTAACTTTCTCAAACTGATGGATCTTTTCGTCCTGCTCTTTAACTACCTCAAAGAGAGCATCGTACTCAGAGTTTGTAATCTGCCCCGGCATCAATGCTACTATATCTTCACAGCAATTCTTGCAGAGATAGAAGCGGCCCTCGAATTCCAATTGGATATTTGTATCCATCCAATACTCTCTAACGGGTAAGCCGTTCTCTGCAATTCTGAAACCAACGAGACAACGACCGCATGTCCCAGGGGCCAATTCAGGATTCTGTGTAATGATGAGTTGAGTTGCCATTTTAAACCTCCAACCCGTATTCATCGAACACAGGCTTATGTCTATGGGCGTATTCGAAGGCTAGAGACTCGTCTATCCGCTCTCCTTCGATAGCCTCGGATGAATTGATAATGTTGCCTACCTTTGTCTCGGCCTCATCAAACAACTGAGGCGTAGACATAACGTAATATCTCAGAGCATCGATCATGTGATCGTTTTTCTTTAGCGGCGTCTCTTTAGTGTTATTGCGCTCAGAAGTCTTGCGGTTAACGAACTTAGCGTACTGATAGCGCTCTAGTTCCCAAATCAGATTCGTGCAATTTGAGCAGATCATAATCATATTGTTTTTAAAGCGGCCCCTAAGTCGAGCAATTCCAGCATCTACAGCGTTGTTACCAGGAGAGAGATAGATTTCGTTCTGAGCATATTCACCAATTAGAGTCAGTCCAGAGTTAGGAAGAGTGTCTCTCATGCTAGGATCACACATGATGTATTCAGGAATACGGTATTTCTTGAACCAAGTCTTTAATTCCTTAGCGTTTTCGTCGATATTGCGGCCCTTTTCGTAGTATTCATCTATGACAATGATTTTACCTTCTCGATCATAGATACAGAGAGGAACGGCTGTCGGATTAGTGTAACCGTGGTCAAATCCAGCCCCACAGCCCCAGTTTCTAAACATCGGCCAGACGTCAGAGTCGATAATCGGAGGAATTATGTTAGCTTTAGTGAAAGCACCCTTGAAAATTGTACCATGCATCTGCATAAAGGAGCCTGTTTTACGAGCTTCCTTCTCAGCATCAGACATACCCATAGTTAGAATATCCATTTGAGCATCGTTTACATAGATATTCTCAGAAGTTGATACTTCATGGACTCCAATTATGTCTGATCCTGCGAGTCCAGGAGTATAAAGAGTGTCATATTCCCAAGAAATATCAAGAAGAGGTGTAACAGTAATCCAGATGTGACCAGCGGTATCCACTGTTCTAGCGACATTTTCGTTCCAAATCTCTATGTCACAGTGTTCGTCAACCCAAATACCGTGTCTAGATACACCAGCGTGCTTATTCACTTCCTGGTCGTTGGAGAGAAACTCACACGTAGAACCATTAGTTAGTTTAAGAGTACGCTCTCCCTTAACGTAACTGTCTTCCCAGGAACCGCCAATAAGTAAGCTGGGAGGTATCCATCTAGCAATTTCAGGAAGTATGATTCGTCCAATACCAGACTCGAAGTCAACTCCAACGCAACGGCCTCTAAATGGAGGAGGAAATAAAGTGGTACGAATCGGATGGGTTCCTGCGAGACACATGACCATTTCTGACCCACCGGAGACTGTTTTTCCACTTCTGTTTCCTCCAATGAACAATCTGATCTTATGTTTGTCCATGTGGAATTTCATCTGGTGGGCCTGAGGCTTATACCCAGCAATTCCAGGACTTGTAGCGGTACGACGAAGATTAGCCGCAACTAGCTTGCGTATGTCATTGATGTCAGTTGATTGTTGGACTTTCTTCGCCATACTACCGACGAACTAGCCAAACAACCAAACAGACAATTGCAAGCATCACGAGGATTGTGATGAGAACGCTGTTCTCTACTCCCGCTGCGAACATACTTGCTAGAGTTGCGAACATGTATCTCTCCTTTGGTCACTTCTTCTTAACTAACCAGTCAACGATGTAGTGTCCGGCCACACTAGCGATTGTTGTTAAGGCAGCTATTACAGCGCCTTCCCATATTTCGACCTGAAATGCGATTGCAGCGAAAAAAGCCACCAAGATGCAGATGAGTACTGTGAGTATCAGTTTAAGAGTCATCGCTTCCTTTAATCTAACTCCCCCGAGAGCCGGCGAAAAATCCCAGGGGAGCTAGAAATCAACTACTTCGGAAGAGAAAACTCCTCGACACCGGGGTTCTCTGGCTCTTCCTTTGACTCAGCGAGTGTCGCCTGGTCCTCTTCTGAGAGGAAATTGGTGTTCTCCAACTGAGACACCGTATCCGAAGTATCCGGTTCGTCGCGCCGCCCAGATTCGATGAGAAGAGCATCGATCTTTCTCTTCAAATCACTTGCGGTGACCGGAAGAAGCGGATCGGCCTTTTCGAGAAGATCCAACGCCTTGTCCTCAGTGGACTTGGTGAGATACTCCGC